TAAATAAACTGCCCGACTGGTACCAATACCTTCTGTTTATTGCCGTATCTGCTAGCTTTGGGTTGAAGTCGGCTGATAAGATCATGTCCATGAAGAAAGGAGGTAAGTAATGATGAACATCGACCAACTACGCATGGAGCTGGAGTACGACGAAGGCTGCAAGTATGAGATTTATTTAGACCACCTCGGCTTACCTACGTTTGGTATTGGACACCTTGTAACTGAAGATGACCCAGAGAACGGGCAAGAAGTCGGTACCCCTGTAGATGAAGCACGTGTTGTTGAAGTCTTTGAGAAAGACGTTGAGGTCACCATCGGTGAGTGCAAGAAGCTCTATGACGACTGGGATGACCTACCTGAAGAAGTTCAATTAATCTGCGCGAATATGATGTTCAATATGGGCCGACCACGTTTAAGTCAGTTTAAAGGCATGAAGCGCGGCGTAGACGCCCGTGATTGGAACGCTGCTGCTGACGAGATGGTGGATAGCAAGTGGTATCAGCAAGTGACAAATCGCGCACAGCGCCTTGTAGATCGTATGCGTAACGTAGCATAAGGGGCAAAACATGGCCTTTATCAAACTGCAGTTTAGACCGGGTATAAACAGAGACACTACCAACTATTCTAATGAAGGTGGTTGGGCAGATTGTGACAAGATTCGGTTTCGTTCTGGGTTCCCAGAAAAAATTGGTGGTTGGTTAAAGGCTACATCCCAAGCATATGTAGGGGTAGCACGTAGTCTAATAAACTGGATTACGTCTTATTCCGATAACTTACTTGCTATCGGCACGCACAAAAAAGTTTATGTTGAAGTAGGTGGCGTGCTTAATGATATTACCCCTCTAAGGGCTTCGTTTTCTTCTACTGATACAGATAACTGCTTTGCTACCACCAACGCTAGTACAACGGTCACTGTAAATATTACGGGGCATGGAGCTAATGACGGAGACTATGTCACTTTTTCTGGTGCTACTGCTGTTGGCGGTGTACCCGCTGATGAACTTAATACAGAACACGTTGTTGAATACGTTAGCGCTAATAGCATTAATATTACTGTTACTACAGCAGCTACATCTACTGTAGCCGCCGGGGGTGGCACAGCTATTGAGGCTAAGTTTCAAGTAGAGATTGGTAACGCCGATACTACACTTGGTTACGGCTGGGGTACTGGTGTATGGAGCGGGGACGAGACTTCTCCTGTGCCTGATCGCGCATGGGGGCTTGGTTCCTCATCACCTGTAGATTTGCCGCAACGTGATTGGTTTTTCGATAAATTTGACAACGACCTTGTGTTTAATATCCGTAGTGGTAAGCCGTACTACTGGGCACGTGGTACTAATACAGTGCCTGACACGGCGTTGGCGACTAGGGCGGTAACACTACAATCTATTGCTACAGCAGACGGATACGACGCTAATGATGTGCCTGTTAAAGTAGGGCAGTTACTTGTGTCTCAGAATGACAAGCATTTACTCGCTTTTGGTGCTGTACCCTACGGTTCTACCACTGCTACTGACTTTGATCCACTTCTTATTCGTTGGGCTAGCCAAGACGCACCGGGGCAATGGGAGCCTTTAGCTACTAACTCCGCTGGTTTTATACGTGTCTCTCGTGGTTCGCGGATTGTACGCGCATTGCCAACTCGTCAGGAAATCTTGGTTTGGACCGATACGCACCTTTACGCACTGCAGTTCTTGGGCACTACTGATGTGTTTGGCTTACAGGAGTACGCTGACGGTGTGTCAATTGCTAGCCCACGTGCCTGTGCTTCAGCGGCTAACACCACATTCTGGATGGGACGCGACAAGTTCTATGTATATACAGGTCGTGTAGACACCTTACCTTGTACCGTACGTAATTACGTATTCACTGACATTGACTTTACTCAGGCTGACCAGATTGTGTGCGGCACAAACGAAGAATGGAGAGATGTTTGGTGGTTCTACCCAAGTGAAAGCAGTGGTAACAACTGGAACGACCGCTACGTCATTTATAACTACGCGGATAGAATTTGGTACTACGGCACTATGGAGCGTACAGCTTGGTTAGACGCGCCTAATAGAGAATACCCCATTGCTGCTGGCTCTGGCCCGACTGACACAACTGGTTACTTGTATGACCACGAGAAAGGTATTGAAGACGATACCGGCGCTATGACCGCGTACATTGAGTCTTCTGATTTTGATCTAGGGGACGGCGACGCTTTTTCGCTAACACGCCGTATTATCCCTGATGTGCAGTTTGTAGGTTCTACGTCTGTTACACCTGAGATCGATATGGAAGTTAAAACACGCAACTTCCCGGGCGGTGCTTTGGCCTCAGACACTGCGGACAGGCAACGTGTTATTAAGTCTGCGGTTGGCACATACACAGACCAAGTGTTTGTTAGAGCACGTGCTAGGCAGATGGCGTTAAGAATTGAGTCAGATACAGCCGGAGTACAGTGGCAGCTTGGCTCTCCTAGACTAGACGCAAGACCGGATGGTAAACGCTAATGGCAATGGAGAAGTTTAGGGCGGCACCACTGCCGAACCCTACGCCAGAGTACAGCGCTGAAACGCAACAGCAGCTAATTCGTGTACTTGAGGTTTACTTTAACCAGCTAGATTCGCAGACGCCGTTACAGGCTGAGTATTTCAAAGGTCGTGGTGACAAACTAACTTTTCCTACAGCGTTATACTACAGCACGCAGGATCAAACCTACGCTGCTATCGATACCGCATACCCGGTTACGTATAACAATACGTACTACAACAACGATATGAGCTTAGTTGACAGCTCTAAAATCACTGTAGACCGTGCGGGGATATACAACTTCCAGTTTACATGTCAGCTAGTTAGTTCCAACTCTAGCTCTAAGAACGTGCATATCTGGATACGCAAGAATGGTACTGATGTTACTTATTCTTCAAGGGCTTACACTATATCTGGCGTAGATACAGAGGTAACAGCGCAGTGGACGTTCAATATAGATTTGCAGGCGCAACAATACATACAAATTATGACCGCTACTAACGATACAACGGTCACTATGAACCATGAAGAAGTGTCATCACCTTACCCCGGTACTTCATCTGCTGTAATATCTGTAAACCATGTGTCTGATTTAGAAGGCATTACAGTTGCAGCGACCCCATAAATGAGGATAATTGGACTATGGATACACAAAACACCTCACAGAATGGTCTAGCCGGGGCAATATCTTCTGCCATAGCTCCTGTGCTAACACAAGCACAGACGGGTCTAATAGAAGATGTAAACGACACTTTCGGCGGACAAGGTGGTATGGCGGCTACACCAGTCGCATCTCCCGCTACTCCTAGCACTCCAGCCGCACCATCTTTAACGACCCCTCAACCTGCTGTACAACCGGGCTTCCAACCCGCTATGCCTATAGTTCCTAGTAGGGGCGGTACTGGTGACCCACAGATTCTGATGAGGTTGTTGAGAAATCAAGAACAAATGCGTGAACAGATGGACTTTATGAACCGTGTTAATCAAAGTCCTTTTAGTGGGCCTCTTAGTGGGGTAAGTAGTCCATTCCCAAGATCTATTGGCGGTGTGTTTGGCGGAACAAGGTTACAGCCAGCATCAGACGTACCGGAACCACAATCCGGCCCTCAGTACCCTGCCCAAATGCTAGCAGCGGGCGGTAAGACAGAAGCTCGCGCTGTACAGAATCTAGGCCGTGGCGACGACACAATGCTAGTCCACATGACTCCCGGTGAGGTCAAGGGCTTACAGCAGTTGGCTATGGCATATGGTGGCAGTCTAACTATTAACCCAGAAACAGGTCTCCCTGAAGCTGGCTTCCTCAAATCACTCCTACCTACACTTATTGGTGCCGGGTTGATGATGATCCCCGGTGTTAATGCTGTTGCTGCGCCTTGGATGATTGGACTTGGTGTAGGCGGAGTAGAGGCCGCACGTACAGGTGACATCGGCAAGGGTTTGATGGCTGGTCTCGGTGCATATGGCGGTGCAGGGCTAGCTAGTAGCGCGTTAGCCGCCGGAGCGGCAACTGGACAAGCGGGAGCTACAATATCTGCAGAAGAGTTAGCAAAATCACAAGCTATAGGTTCTGCTCCTATGTCTGTGCCTCCACAGTTTACTCCCCCTGAAACTTTTATGGGTAATCTATCTCAGGCGGGTAGCGGAGTATCTAATATATTTAGTTCTGGAGCTACTGGGCAGGTAGCACGTGACGCCGCTATGCAAGGATTCCAAGACACTGGTGTTGAATACGCAGGGTTGGGTTCACCTACGGCAGCTACTATGAAGACTGTGGGCGCATTAGCAGCCCCACTAAGTCAACCAGCTCCAATGCCTGAAGTTGAAGAAGTAGAATACAACTATGACGGGCCTTATAAGCCAACGAAGCGGGAAGTAACTTATCCCGGTGCTGATCGTGACCCTACTGATTCTTCAGAGTTCTTGTATTTCCGTGACTCTAACCCCTACCCGGGTTTTGAGTCTGCGCCAGCCGCATCGTCCGTTACTGACTTGACGGGTGAACCACAGTTTGCAGGTATACCTGTGTCGTTAGCTACTGACCCAGATCGCATGCGGGATTACCAAACAAACCCTGATCTTTATCGGTTTGCAGAAGGTGGTACTAGCGCAGTTACAGCACCGCCAGAAGGTTATGTAGCTGGGCGCGATGCTGAGCACGTTTATGGCTTTCAGCCAATGTCTACCGATATGCCTGTAGTACAGGAAACAGCGCGGGTTTCACGGGGTATAGATTCACTGGCCCCAACAGAAGCAGCTAAAATTTCTGTGCAAGTATCAGACGGTGGGGATGGGTACGAACGTGACCCTAGCTTAGGGCCGAACAACTATAATTTTAACAATAACGAAGGCGCTAATTACGGATACGAATACTCTGATACTGCGCCTAGTCGAGAAGACGAACAACAAAGTCGCGCTGCGGCGGCTGCGGCGGCGGCTATGGGATACGCTATGGGCGGCAAGACTATGGACCACGGCGGGTTTGTTATCGACGCCCATACTGTGTCTGAGATTGGCAACGGTAGCTCTGATGCAGGGCACTCTATGCTAGCGCGTATTGGTGGAGAGCCAATAAAAGGCGCAGGTAACGGCACTAGCGACTCTATCCGTGCCAATATTGGCGGGGTACAGGAAGCACGTATTGCTAAGGACGAAAACTACTTTAGTAAAGAAGATGTGAAGCGTCTTGGCGGTGGTAATTACAAGAAAGGCGAGAAGAAGCTGTATGCGCTTATGAAGAAGGCGCATGAGTCACGCAAGAAGAACGGGCGTGGTCAGGCTTCTGGATTGGATAATTTAATAGCTCGGATGGCTTAATGCAGGTATCTGCTGTACCGGCTGAATACGTCAAACAGGTTTGGCCGGAAGTTACAGAGTATATGCAGGGTGCGGCTGATTATACGTACGGTCGCTATGAAGTTAGCGATATACTAGATTTAATCACCGATTACGACTACACGTTGTGGATTGCATTTAACGAAGAGGGTATAAAAGGTGCCGTGGTTACAAACTTCAGCGATTATCCTCGTAAGCGTATGCTATGTATGCAGTTTTGCGGTGGCATTCAAGTTAATACTTGGCA